CCGCTCATCGAGCGGATGTCCGTTTCCATGTCCGGATGCGCCAGCGCGATGAACGCACCTTCGACCGGCTCCGTGCGGTAGTCCGGAGTGGACTTGACCACCGACGTAATCATCTTGCCGTTCTGGCGCAGGATGCTCGTGGTGATCTGGCGTTGGATGGCCAACGTGATCGGCGTATTGACGGCGTTCCGCGCACCACCGTTGGCGTAGTACACGTTCGTACCGGCCTTCAGGATGTTGAAGCGGATCGTCTCGATGGTCATCCCGGCTTGTTCAGCCATGATCCCCGTCGCTTCGCGCAGCACCGGGTCCTCGTGGGTGTCCATCACCACGTCGGTGATCGTCACGTAGTCGCCGTACTGGTTCAACTGAACCGTGTAATCCTGCGATGCGAGACGGTTGCCAGCGGGCGTGACACCTTCGACCAGTGGCGTAAGCGCCAGCGGAACGAAGAAGGGGTTGGCGGGATTGCCCGAACCAGCTGAACCGGTGGCACCCTGCAAGAAGTACCGACGCCATTTCGCGGTCTTGGTGCTGTTCTGCGGGATCGGGTAGTTCGAGCCGAACTTCTCGATCACCATGTACGACATCGCGCGAGTGAGCAGGTCCTTGATAACGTACGCAGCGGTACGCGGGGAGATGTCGCCGTAATTGACTACGTTGGCCATGATTCGTCCTTGGAGGTTGAGTCGTTACTTTGTACCCACAATCGCATCCCAAGTGCCGTCGAAGTCATCCTTATCGACTGCTTCGGTTGCGGGGGTAGTCCGTTTGGATTCGACCACACCGAGCGCCTTGGCCGCTTTCTTGGCATTCGCAGAGATGTCGGTCACTGATGCACTTTTTGCCGGGGGAGTAACTTCCCCTGCCGTCACTTTCGGTTTATACCCGGTGGCGGTCTTGTACTGCGAAATCAGATCGACAACTTCGGAAGGCTCGCCTTCCTCCATGATCGCACTGGCAATGCGCTTCGTTGTTCCCGTAAGCGTATCAACCCACGCGATTACATCATCGTACATTTTGCCGTCGTAATCCGGGTGCCCGGTCTCCGGGTCCTGAATGATCGCGAGCGACGTGTTCTCCGCAACCATGTCGGCTGCGGTCGCGCCACGTTCGATCAGCGGCGCGTACACACGCGCGAATTCACTGAACACGTGGCTGACCAAATCACGATACTCCGCACGACGCTTCAGAGCTTCGCCCTTGATGACATCGGGCCAGTCCTTGTCGTACGCAGTCAAGAATTCCTTTTCGTCGGGCGCATACATCTCGCGCTCCGGTTCCTTCGGCGGCTCCTTGGCGGGCGGGGTGTCGTCGGCCTTGGGCGGTGCAGCCTTCTCCGCTGTAAGCGCCTCGAACTTGGCCTTCCAATCCGTCTTGTCCTCGCCGTCATCAGCGGGCGGTGTCGCATCAGCCGGTGGGGTTGCGTCAGCCGGTGGAGCCGCATCAGCCGGTGGAGTTCCGTCAGTCGGCGGTACTGCGTCCTTCTTCGCCGCACTGTCCGTCTCCGCAGATTCCGGTGTTTTGTCGGCGGGCGGATCACCCTCCGGGGTTTCGGGGTCCGGAGTAACGTCAGCCGGTGCCATCAACTCATCGAACGCGGATGACATCGTGTTGTACGGAGCTTCCGCCGTTTCAACCGGCGTGGTGTCGTCTTTGGTAGCCATAGGAGTGCCTTATAGGGGAGTTAAGAATGAAAGTCAAACCTTCGGGGTTGCGAGGGGCCGTTCTTTCAGATATTTTAGTATCCGCTTATAGGCCCGTGCCTCTCCTTGCGCCACCAGAAAATCATCCGGGGCGGCCTCTACGAGCGCATTTTTCACCCGCTCATAGTCGTTGGTAATCAGCGCGTGCAGCGCCACCCCAAACGAATCTCCCATTGCGTTTCGCAGCGTGTCTTGGTACGCCGCTTCTTGCTCGCGTTCCAATTTCATTTCTTACCTCCTCCGGTTGATACTGGCTTCGGCTTTGCCTTCATCTCCTCAATGTCCAACTTCGTGTGCACGATTTCCGGCAAGTCAGTTGCGGTACCTGATTTGGCTTCCGCTACATCCGTCGGGGTGATCCCCTTCTCCAACCCGGTGAGGATCGTGTTGTACGTCTGCGTATCCGCACCCGCCGCATTCTTGTCCGACTGGGTGATGTTCTTCACCGCTTCGGCAAGCGTCTTGCGGATCGTGGCTTCGATCATCTTGGTGTTTTGATCCGCTGTCTGCGCAGCCTGCGCAGCTTGCGCATCCTCGCGACGTTTCGCTTCGCCGTCGCTGACCATCACTGAGTTGTCCATGTCGCGCACAGCGAGACGTTCACGCAATAGCTTGCGATGGTCGATGTACAGCTTCTCTTCCGGCGACAGCGAGCGTGCAAGTTCGTCGTACCCCATACCGCGCACTTCCTTGGCGATGAGGCTTGTCGAGCCTTTGGCTACCGGCTGGAAGTCACCCTTGATGGATGCCTTGTCGCTGAAGTGTTTGTTGAAGAGAACAATGGAGCCGATCACCGATTCCGTGAATACGTCGAAGTTGCGCACCACATCCTTGAAGGGTAAGGCCGCTTCGCCACGCAACATCGACGCACCAGCGGCCGTACGGAACGGCTCGCTTGGCCCCTTCTGCATGTCGCCGCCAGTCTGGGGATTCACGAACGTTTCCGAATCTGCGAAGTTACGGAACATCTCGTTCACCTGCATAAGCTCCGCAACGTGGCTGTCGAACTTAATCTCGCGCACGGCTGGATACGCAAGCGTGGCTGGCGACTCGTCGTCACGCTCCCACACCTTGTAGGCTGAGATTCCTGTTACATCAGTTTCAGGAACGACTAGGGAGCGATTCACTTCAAGGTTGGGTCCACACACCACCCCGGAGTTGTCCAACACCATACGCGCCGTTGCAGCCACACCCAGTTGCGAATCCCGCATGATGAAGGGAAGCCCGTTACCAACGAGGGACGTATCGTCCTCCTCGAAGATGAAGTGGTGGAACGAGCCTATCGGCGCGTCCTCACCAAGTATCATCCACGGGTTGAGTGTGGCGCGAATCACCACATTGTCGAGCACCCACACGACAGCCGAGATCATGTCGGCCAACTTGTCGTCGGGAATTTCGATGCCGCAACCTTTCAGGTAGTGCCCAGACAGCCCACCATCCCAGACAATCACCTCGTACTTGCGGCCGTCAGCGATTGGCGAACTCACGTTCACACCCATCGTCTTTAGATCGGACTCGTGGCGCTTCTCCTTGTAATTCCCGGTCTGGTGATCCTTCAGGTACTTCTTGATCTCGCCGCCCATGAACTCGCTGTTCCGCGCAAGCTCACGTAGCTGCGTACGAGACATGACAATGCGTTGGAACTGGCCGTCCATCTGGTGTAGGTACTTCGCACTCAGGTCGGGGTAGTAATCCCACAACGGGCAAAACTCGAACTGTGGAATCAGAATCGTCTCGTCAACTGCTTCAACCTTGCTGGTTGCCGGATTCAGCTTCCATCGACGCTGTTGCCGCGACCGGGCCATCGGCCCCTTCAACACGCCCATGCCGTAAAGAACGCCCGACATCAGCACCTTCTTACACAACGCGACATAGTTCACCATCTTCGCGCCACCCAACTCCGTCAGTTGATCCTCGATCTCCTTTTCGAGATTGCGGGCACGCTTCTGCGCGAACTCATGCACCGCATCAGTGATGATCTCGTCGTTGAGCGTAGCCTTCGGATCGGCCTGTAGCTCTTCAAGCACCGTGTTGAGATCGTCAACCGTAAGGTTCGGCACTGGTGATGCCTCAATGCCCCAGTTCTTCTCCGACGAGGGGAACAGCAAGTTCATCAGCCGTGACACCATCGAGACAACTTTCGTGCGCGTCATCTTCGGATACGCACGCGATCGATCGGATGGAATTTTCACTTCCGGATCGTAGATGCCGAGGAACTGCCGTAGGTTCTGCGCCCAGCGTAGCTCCATCGCGGCGCGGTCGCGTTCGTAGGACTGGAAGTCCGACGCGAGTTTCTGGCCGAGTGCCCTCACCTTCTCAGGATCAGGGCGCAACGCGGGTTCCTCTACCGACGTTGTTTGGGGTAGATTCGTTTCGTCCATCATGTTCTCCTGAGCGGTTTAGCGCATCACGTAGGTATTGTGCCTACGCATGGGGGTGGGTCTCGCCTCGTTACGCCGCGCCTCCCGCGCAGTGGAATGCTGGAAGTACCGACATAGGTAGCCAAACGCATCGCCAGAGTGGGAGCTTTGATTCTTTTCCGGCTCCTCACTGAGCAGTTTACCCTTTTTGTTGGTTTCGTACCTCCACCCGCCTTGTAGAGCGCGAATCGTGTGTTTGCACTTCGGATCGATACGCAACGCCGCTCCCGTGCGTACCAATCGCGTTGTGAAGTGCTCAATGGCCTCAACTCTAAGGGGTAATCTGTTGTTCATGTCCGGAAATTTGACCGTAAAACCACCTTTTCGACGGTCTCGAAGCGTGTCCACGATGGTTTTTTCGTTGTTATTTGAGCGCGTATCTGCGGCCGGATCGGGCGCAATTATGAACTCGTAGTCGCTAAAACGAGCCTTTATGAGCGGTTTTAGGCGGTCTGTGATGATCCTCTCGGCTCCCATGTCGCGTTGGATAAGCTCATCCAGCACGATTAAGCGCCCGTCAAGGTCTTGTTGGCCAAAA